TAGCTGCGCGATACTTGCGCTGCCTCGTAGTGCGTTGAGTGAGGTCGCAATGCCTTCCTCAAACCCTTTGTTACCTTCAGGGCGTCTGAGGTGTGACACTAGGATCATACCGATCCCTGTCTCCTCTACTAATGAGCGGAGCTGTGTCATCAAAACGTCGATAGCTTTGCGCTCGTCTAAGGCCCTGCCATCTGAGCCGTTTTCAAGGCCACTGACAGCAATACTGAGATGATCGAGCACAATGAAGCTAACGTCACAGCCCTTCGCAAGGTATCTAATTTTGTCGAGGAGGTTGTTGGCAGACAGGCTACCGAAATGATCGTAGAGGTAAACACGACCAGAACCCACGGTGTCATCGAAAGCAAGTTTAAGATCAGCATTTGATACTCCTTCCTTGGAGATGTGCAGGGGCTTGTTGATTGCCAAACCCATCAAGCCCAAGGCTGTGCGTTTGCAGTTCTCTTCAAGAGCAACATAGCCTACGGTCTCACCCTGCTTAATTAGATGGTAGGCAATCTCACGGCACACCTGAGACTTACCCACACCAGACCCTGCGGTCAGTGTGACTAGCTCTCTCTTGCGCAGTCCGTGAGTGATGGTGTTGAGGCCTTCATAGGGCCAAGGAACGCTGTCTGTGTCATCATCGGATATGATCTCGTCCCAGAGGTCAGCGCCAGATACGATACCATCTGGTCGGTAAGGTTTTGCCTCCCAGAACGCCGTAAGTATCTCAGGGGATCGACCAGCCATCATAAGTTCTGACGGGTCTTTCGCAGGTAACTCAGCAATATACGCTTGGTTAGGTTTGAGTAACTGTGCAATCTCTAGCGCAGCTTTCTGACCAGCTTCATCGCTGTCCATCATGATCACTACTTTTTGGTATGACGAAACGAACTCAAGCTCACGCTTGATCGCCCTCGCAGCACCCGCAGCGCCTTGGGGAATAGACACAACAGGCCATTTGTTGTCTTTCGACATGACCTGAGAAACCGTGAGGCAATCAATCTCGCCTTCGGTTATACAGAGTGTCTTCCCACCGTTGCGCCACAGGTGCTGCCCGAATAGCCCACACTCTTTACCGTTACCCACGAACATAAAGTCTTTCGTTGGGAACCGCACCTTTTGAGCAATGATCTGACCATTACGCTTGTAGTTGGCAATCTGAACCGTCTGACCCTTGAAGGTAGAGGTTGAATAACCAAACTTACGAGCGGTGGCCTCAGTGATCTTACGTTTAGCCAGTGAAACATAGTCCCCGATAGGGAGGAGATCAGGGTTTCTTTTGTTCACTGTCTTAGGTGCGTGGTCGGTGCTGGGCTTGTGTGCCTCACATGAGAAACAGAAGGTATGTCCGTCAGAATACTCAGCGTTGGCGTCCGAGGACCCGCAGTTGTCGCAAGGCCCGTGGCCAAGCAACGTGCTTTCTTCATGAGTATCCATGTCATATCCTATCTGTAAGGTGTGAGGTCGAGCGCAGGGCCAGTGGTCCGTTGCTTTTGAATTTCCTTGCGTCCCAGAACCTGTAAGTCTGGATTGGAAATTCTAGATACGGTGATTAACTCTTTGAGAGCTTCTTTTTGGACTTCTGTGAAGTTGTCTTCAGCCTCGCCCTCGATGTTCTTTCCACCGACCAAACATACAGTCACAGATTGGTAATCTAGAACACCAGTTAAAGGCGACACACGGTCAAGTGTGCGCCCTAGTTGCACGACCCCTTCCCTAGTGATGACGTAATGGTAGCGGCAACCGTAGAACCCTTTGGCTCTGTCACGGTTGTCTTGGTTGTTCGCGTCAATGTCGATTGTTGGGGTCGTGCCTGAATGATCGATGATCATGTAGAGCGTTTCATCACGCTTCTTATTATTGTTATACATTTTACTCCTGCAACCATGCCTCAGGAATTGAACCATCTGCGTACATAAAGCCATGCTTCTCGCACCACATCGCGTAAGTTGTCTTGCTGGTTTTACTGATAGTCTGTTTGCTTCTAGAGAATACGAAGCGGATATCAGCGTCTGGGTGTTGGTCTTTAATTAATAAATGTTTCTGCCGGTCAGATGTGAGAAAGCGCCCCTTGGATTCTATCACCAAAGGACGCTCTTTATCTGTTCCATCAGGTCGCTTTGTAATGACGAAATCAGGTGTGTACTTACTGGTGCGTTGAGGTTTCACATATTGGATAACCTGTTCTTCGTAAGTGTAACAACACCCTGTTCCGTCTAGCTCCTTAGATATCCGCTCCTCTAATCCTGAGCGAAACCCATATTTAAGACCAACCGATTTTTTAGAAGTCTTGGAAGTCTTCTTCTTTGTCGGTTGTTTCATTGGTATCCCCGAAGGTGTAGTTAGTTGCTTCGGCCTCGAACCCACCTGAGTGCTCTTGGAAACCAAAGGCGTCAGCGGATGCACCACCGCGCTCAATTAGATTGATGATTTGAACTGCCTGTGGTTGAAGGCTCACGCCTTTCTTTCCACCCGCGTCCCATGCGTAGACAGATGCAGATACATAAAGCTCTGTGCCGCCTGAGGGATCGAGGGTAACTGGGTTCATCTTCGCATCAAATTGTTTGGGTCGGCGGTCCCACAATTCACCATCGCGGCGGCGAACATTCTTGACTGAACATTTGAAGATCACATTGCCTGTGTCCTCACCTGTCTCTTCATCGACCTCCATTTTCCACATGGTGTTGTCGGTCTTCACAGGAGCCTTGCCTGTGTGCTGTTTGTAGATAGCTGATAGCTTCTCCATCGCGCTTGTCGCTTCCTTAACAGGAACGCTGACATTGCACTTGTAGATGCCTAGATCGTGGAATTTAGTGTCCGCCGTTTTAAGTGACGGGTAAATTGCACGGCCCAATGGCAAAGAAATCTTAGTGTCTGACATTTTTTGTCGTACCTTCGTCTAGTGTTTCGATCATTTCGAGTAGACCCATGATGTGTGACCAAGAGAGACTGATATGGTCTTCAAGGCCCATGTTGTCGGTCTGGGTTAGGTGGAAACCTTCAGGGTCCACGAGGATGACGATGGGAAGAGTGTCCCCATCATCAATTTCAAAGGAGCGGATATCTCCTGATTTAATCAAAGTCGTAATCCTCGACTTTCCGCAGTGCTGCCTTGCGGGAAAGGTTGTGACCAATGACAATGCCACCCACCACCACTGTGTATTTTCCTTGGTTTTCGTATATGTGTGCCATCCTTTAACCTTTCGATTTTCTAGTAATGGTGATTAATGTTCAAGTAACTGTTCCTGTAGCGTAAGTATTAGCTGAAAAAGAACTCACTATTCAGCACTTCAGAAATATCCAAAGAACCAAGCTCAGGGATTGCTGGGATTTTACTTCGGGACTTCTCAGGAATTAGCGGCGTCACTTCATCCAAGAATTTCTGCAACACATCTCCGTCCTTATACATATCGTAAAAGGCTGGCTTTATGCACTCATGCAGGAAGTAATCCATGTCTGCCGCGTGAACCCCGAAGCTGTCGTGGATCATACAGAAGGACATCCCACCTACCCCATCAGCCGCTGCGCCTTTCTCAAGGGCTTTGTTGATGGTTAGCTGGAGGTGAGCCGCGTCCATGCTATGGATGTAGTTGGGCGATAGCGACTGAGCGTTCTTGTTCGCATCGAGAACCTTGCTGTCGGTCAAGAACTCAACCTTTAACATACGTCCATCGATCATGGTCTGAACAGAGTGTCGGTCCATGCTGTACTTGGCTTGTTGCACAACGAACCCTGTAGGTGTTGACCACATGAACGGCAAAGGGTTCTCGTTCTTGGTCACCAAACGAGCGATCTTTGTGATCCAATCCATTGCATCCCTCGCGGCCACAACAGTCATAGATATCGCATCCCATACCTTTCGGGCGACATAGGGAACCAGCTTATAGCTCACATCGTCATCCTTCAGAGGCATAGCAACACCCGCATCACGAAGTTCATCGTAGTGCTCCTGAACATAGCGCATACAAGCCTTGAACGTCCCTGAGTAAGGCACGATCATCACAGGACGTTTGCACAACTTACGGTCGATCTTGAGAGCTATCGCAGCTTTGGCCAACACGACCTTCTCTGGATTGCTTAGGTCAGCCTCGACAGCCGCTTTGGCTTTCGCAGCGACAGCCCCATAGATATCTTGGCGCTCACTGTGACCAGTTAGGTTGACGTTGAAGCCACCCTCTTTGTCACGCAGGAGAGCACTAAAGTGCTGTAGACCTGAACAGGTTGCATCGAAGTTGATCGGTAAGTGAGAGACATACCCAACACCGTGATCGTTAAGCTCACGCCACTCCATGCAGAACCTCAGGAACTCGAACGGACTATCTGCGTCCATCCACCGCCGATCAGTCTTCCAATCGTGGGCGATCTCGACAAACATATCCTCGTTGTCCCATGCCCACTGGATACGTTCCTGCATTGGCAGTTTGTCGTGGCCCCATGCGTTTGCTCCCACGATAGCTATGTACTCCACCTGTTCTGTGGTCTCGATAGGTTTACCATCAGCAAACTCGATCAAGCTGCGGACGTATGCAGGACCTTGTGGGTTCAGGTAGTGTGGCTTTGGATACGCCCTACCCCGTGAGCAAAGATCGTGTGGAAAGTACAGTTCATCGAAGCCTTTGAACTTGTCAGCCAACTGCATGACCTGAAGCAAGGCTAGACGCTTCGACACAAACTTACGGTTCTGATTGTGGACATGGGCGCAAGCCGCTGAGTTCTGCTTTCTAGCCTTATCGTCCGTCATGTCGTGAGGTTTGGGCGGTAAGGGTAGATCGTTGGCTGGTGGCAGTTTGTCCACCTGAAGGCTGTTGTCGTACACCCAGCGGAGCGCCTCAAGCATCTCTTCATTGACCCGCCAAGGTGTTTCTTGGAGAGCGTTGACAGCGTTCAGTGTGACTGTGAGGTCGGTGTTCTCCATCTCCCTTAGGTAATTCATCTTGGCACGTTTGATCAGCTTATATGGCTGCACGTTGTTCGTCAGGTACGCAGACCCGATCAGGCTTTCGTTTGTCCACGGGTTAGGTTTGACCACCATTGGATAGAAGATCGGGAACATATGCTCACAACGCTCCAGACGTTCCTTCAACATATCCATCATCTGTGGTGTTGCCTCGACAATCGCGCGGCGTTTGCCGTTGGACATCCTGATCTCACCTAGGTTGACCATACCTGTGACCTCTTTGAATATCTCAAGGAGCCTCATGCCTAGGTGTACGCGGTTCTTGGTGTGCCAGTTGTCGGCCACCCATTCGATCTGTCTGCGCGTGAACTCTTTCTTGTAGACATCCTTGCGGCGCTGCCTTGGTAGGTTGCGAGTGTCGCAGTCTTTCATGATCTTACGAAAGATCAGTTTGTAGTTCTTGTTGAACCAGCGGAGCCGCAGTTCATCGTGGACAGCATTGGTCGAGGTTAAGACAACCCCCGTCCGACTCGCTGTGCCAGCCTTGTTCTGGAGCATAGGCACGGCGTTGATCACAGACTTCGCAAAGATGTACGCAATGGCGTCCGTGTCATCAAACTCTCGTACCATAAGGGCTGCTATGGATCGGCGCCCTCCTGCGCCCGACAGCGCCTCGTTTGTCCACTCTGTGATAGCGTCACTGAATGGCTGGACAAACGAGGCGCTGTCGGGC